CGAGAGGCAGTCAAGCATTCGTGGCAGCCGGTCGTCTATGCCAAGCACGCAGATCAGGCAGCGCGTGATGCGGGGCTAGATCCACGCTACGTCCCGCATGGAGTGGATACGAACGTCTATGCGCCGATGGATGAGCGTGAGGCTCGCGTCAAGCTCGGACTGCCAGAAGATGCCTTCATCGTGGGCATCGTGGCCGCAAACAAGGGGATTCCCTCTCGCAAGGCGCTACCGACTCAGTTTGAGGCGTTCGCCAGGCTCCGAGAGCGTCATAGCGATGCGATCCTCTACCTCCACACGCATATCGGTACAGAAATGGAGGGTCTGGACATACCCGGCGTGCTGCAGGCTACCGGGGTGCCAGAGGATTCTGTTCGCCTGGCGGATCAGTACCGCAACCTTCTCGGCTATGACGACGAAGTAATGGCCGCTCTCTATAGCTCCATGGACGTACTCAGCAGTCCGACAATGGGCGAGGGATTCGGAGTACCCATCATTGAGGCTCAGGCGTGCGGAACGCCGGTCATCGTGGGCGGCTGGACTGCGATGCCCGAGCTAGTAGGCGCAGGATGGACTGTAACGGCCTCAGAACGCATCCTTACGCCAATGCTGGACTACCAGCACCTAGCGACCGTTGAGGGCGTCCTAGAGGCTTATGAGGCCGCATACGAGGCACGCGGAGATAAGCGCTTGGCTGAAGATGCGCGAGCGTTCGCCATGCGATACGACGCAGACGAGGTCACTCAGCACTATTGGAAGCCTCTTCTGGACGAACTCTCTGACCGTCTGGAGTCATCTGACGCAGAACCTCCCCCGGTTGAGGTTGTGCAGTGATCTCTGTCGTAGTCCCGACGATCAAGGGGCGCGAGGATCTATGTCAGAAGACGATCGCCTCTTTCCGCGCCACCGTGCCGGCAGACGAGCTGCAGATCATCATCGTGAAGGATCGCAGGGCAATAGGCACCGCATGGAACGACGGCGCAGAGGCAGCAGAGGGCGAATACCTGATGCTCGCTGCAGATGATGTGATCGTGCATCCTGGCTGGGCAGAAGCAGCGATGGAGGCAGCCGATCGGTCGCTCTACCCGGCTCCAAGGCTTCAGAAGCTGGATGGATCGGTTCTGGCGACTGGCTCAATGGGCGGCGGCTGGCTACTGACTGACTGCGCCGACTGGGCACCTGTAGTCAGCAGTCAGTTCCCATTCTTCTCGCAGTATGTGTGGCAGGAAATGGGTCCGTGCCTCGATATCCACTACTTCGCTGATGACTACCTGGCGGCCAGAGCGCGTTCGCTCGGCATGAACGTGGTCTATCGTGAGCCGTACAGGATCACGCATCTAGAGGGAGTCGCGGGCAGGGATGACATGGTGAGGCGATCTATGACTGACCGGCTTCAGTTTGAGCAATCTCTGGCGAATCCCGACTACTGGATCGGAGTGGCCGTATGAGGGTGATGATTACCGGGGCGCTCGGCTTCATGGGTTCTCACCTGGCGGATCGCTACGCGAAGCTCGGTTGGGAAGTCATCGGACTTGACAACATGACCGCGAATGTCGTGAGCGTCACTCATCCGACGATCTCGCACATGATGATCGCTGATGCGAAGCAGATCCTCCCGAAGTACGTCGCGTCTGCCGATCTTGTGGTGCATGCAGCCTCCCCGGTAGGCGCTGCGGCGATTCTTCCGGCTCAGGGCACGATTGCCGGCGATGTGGTCTGGGCAACGCAGAAAGTCGTGGATGCCTGCGTGGTTGCGGACGTTCCTCTCGTCAATATCTCTACTTCAGAGATCTACGGCATCACCGGCCAGGCTTCAGAGAGTGATCCATGCACGATCCAGCAGAAGTTCTCTGCCAGAGGCGAATATCAGGCGGGCAAGATCGCCGCAGAGCAAATCGTCGGAGCTTCTATCGCCAGAGGACTCCGAGCCGTACAGATCAGGCCGTGGAATATGGCCGGTCCCCGCGAGGCGCAGAGCAAAGGATTCGTTGTGCCTCGCATGGTCTATCAGGCGCTCGTAAACGACCCGATCACGGTATTCGAGGGTGGCGAGCAGGAGCGGGCGTTCACCGGGGTATGGGATGTGTGCCGATTCATCACGGATCACCTGCCAACTGTGGAGGATTGGACCGGGCAGGCGTACAACGTCGGCAACGAAGAGAACCGCACAACGATCAACGATCTCGCCAGGGTTGTCCGAGAGGTTACTAACTCAAAGTCTGAGATCGTTCACACATCAGGCAAAAGGATCTTCGGTCATCGCTACGAGGAAGCGAGTGCTGGGACGAAGCTGCCAGATGCGGCGCTTGCAAGATCACTAGGATGGTCGCCTGAGAACACCATGCGACAGATCGTGGCCTGGACTGCGGCTGAGATTCTGTCCCCGGAGGAAGCACTGACAGCATGAGCAGAAGCGGTATGGCCGACAACATCGCCAGGGTGCGAGGACTGACCTACGCCGGCACCGCCGAATACAACGTCGGCACGGCGAACTACTGGGACGACAACCAGATCGAGCAGGTTCTGGATCGCCACCGGCAGGATCTCGTTCGCCACAAGCTCTTGCGCGAGCCTTCGTACATTGGAGGGGGATCAGTCGTCTATACCCGTCTTCGCTCCGCATACGGCTTCCTGGAGACTGCTGCGAGTGGTACAGCGGTCTTCTTCATCGAAGACTCAGTAGGCGACGACCGAGGAACGGCGACCTATACGGCTGACTACCAGCTGGGCATCTTCGACTTCTCCGCTGACACCGGGGGAACGGCTCTCTATCTGAGCGCCAGGTCATACGACATCTACGGTGCCGCCGCAGAGATTCTGGATTCATGGGCCGCGCATGAGTCTCGCTGCTTCGACTTCTCTACGGACGGGCAGTCGTTCAGCTTGTCGCAGAAGGTCAAGAACATGCGCGATCAGGCTCGGGAGCTGCGTAAGCGTGCCCGCGTGCAGCGAAGGAATCTCAGGACAGAATCGTGACGCTCACGACTGCCGATCTTGCCTGCATGCGCTCGGCTATTGCCGATACGCTCCCGGGTACGGCTGTCATCAGCCGCTCTACTCAGTCCTCAGACGGAATGGGTGGAGTGATTGACACCTGGGCCAATGTCGGCACAGTCGCCTGCAGGGTTTCTCCGCAGGGCGCAGGCTTGGAAGACATTGTGGGTGGTGAGTTCGTCGCAGCGACCGGATGGGTTATCACGGTCCCGCAGGGCACTAGCGTCACCGAACGCGACCGGGTAATCCACTCTGGGAACACCTACGAGATCATCAGGACGAGTTCTCCCAGGTCTTACGACACATGCACACGCCTATTCTGCAATGAGGTGGACTGATGCCAAAGGGTATGGGTTACGGCAAGGGCAAGGGTAAGGGCGGACGCAAGGGCGGGAAGGGCAAGTAGCCGTGCCGATCGTCTACAACCGAATCCCCGAGATCGCTTCTCAGGCAGATGATCTCGCAGAGAAGATTCTGAAGAAGACGGCATTCGATACCGAGGCGCTGGCGAAGGCATACGCCCCGGTGGATACCGGCAATCTCATGAATAGCATCGCTGCAGAGCCGGTCAGGAAGCTCACCTGGCGCGTCACGGCTAACGCGGACTACGCGATCTACGTGGAGATGGGCACTCGGCGTCAGACCGCTAAGCCTTTCCTGCAGCTGGCTCTAGGCGAGGCGTGGCCAGGCGCTATCCGTGCGTTCAACAGGCTTACTTCATGAGCGCGGCCTCTGGTAGCGCGATCTACTCGCGGCTCAACGGCGACGCCACGCTGACGAGCCTCGGATGCACAGGGATCTACTACGGCATCGCTCCGCAGACGGCAGTAGCGCCGTTCGTCACCATCCAGCTATTCGACGGTGACGATACGCGAGTCTTCGGAGCGCGGGCAACGATCCGCGAGCGATGGGTAGTGAAGGGGTGGACAACCGGCAACTCACACAAGGTCGCCAAGCAGATGGCAGATAGGTGTGACGCCCTGCTTGATGAATACGATCTTGTGGTCGGTGGGGGCACCGTCATGGCATGCCGGCGCATTGCACAGCTTCCTGACCTGGTAGAGGACGATAACGGTGTCGTCTATCGTCAGGCAGGCAGTCGCTTCGAACTGGAGGTACGAGCAGCATGAGTAAGTATCGTGCGCTCGTCGGACTCGACTACCCACCCGGGAAGCGAGCCGAGCCGGGTGATGTTGTGGACGATCTCCCGGATAAGAGCGTCAAGTGGCTTCTGAAGGACGGCCTCATTGAAGAGGTCGGAGCGCAGAAGCCGGAGAAGCCCACCGGAGGTAAGTCCAAGTGAGCCCTACATTCACGCATGGGAAGAACGCTGTTGTCTATCAGGACGACAACGATCTGACCGGCTACCTCCGCTCAGTATCCAGCAGCGCAGAGGTTGATACGGCAGAGAGCACCACGTTCTCTGACGATGACAAGACCTACGTTGTCGGAATGCAGGACGCGACGATCAGCGCCGAGGGTCTGTTCGATGCCACGTTCGATGGTGATGTTCACTCCATCACCGGATCTGGCACGAAGAGCATCTGGAGCATCTATCCGTCAGGCGATGCGGCAGGCAGCAGCGGTCGGGGATACAACCTGGACGTGACTTCCGCCGAGCGCACGGCTGATGTGGGTGATGTGGTCATGGTGAGCATTGAGGGTCAGTCCTCAGTCGGCACCGAGCAGCTGATCTCTCACCACGCTCTCGCAGAGCGCAGCACCAGCGGAACCGCTGCGGTCTATGACAACGGTGCTTCGTCCTCGAATGGCGGCTATGCCTACGCGCATGCCACCGCAGCTGCGGGCAGCGTCGTCATAACGATTCAGTCGTCCTCGGATAACGTCACATACACTGACTATCTGACGGTCGGCACCATCACGGCATCCAATAAGTCCTTCCGCACTACCGGGACCGGAACCGTGAACCGCTACACCAGGCTCACCTATACGATCACCAGCGGCACGGCCACGTTCGTCTGTGGCTTCGGTCGCGGTTAGGAGTTACGTTGCCAACTTTCTTCCACGGTAAGGATGCCGAGGTCTACATCACCGATTCCGGTGGGACCGAGCGCAACTTCACCAGCTATTCCACTTCAGTCGGCATTCCGGCCGAGGTGGAGACTGCCGAGGTTTCGACTCTCGGCGACGACGACAAGGTGTACGTCACCGGCCTTCGTGACCGCACGATCTCCATTGAGGGGAAGTGGGATGGCACGGTAGACGGCTACCTCTCAGGTCTGCTGGGCGGTACGCCTCGCGCCTGGAAGGTCTTTCCGGCTGGCTCGGCTTCGGGCCGTCCGTACTACAGCGGATCGGCAATCCTCACCTCGTTCGAGGTCAGCGCCGATGTGGGCGATGCGGTCGGGTTCAGCGCCGAGTTCCAGAACTCCGGTGCTGTCACGCGGGGCACGGTCTGATGACTGAGCCCGGGGCCAAGGGCGCGGCTGAGGGGCAGCCGCTGCCCGTTCTTTCGGTGGAGGATCTGCTCCAGAAGCAGACTCTCCGCGAAGAGTGGATTGATGTGCCCGAGTGGGACTCTCGGGTGAAGGTGCGTGAACTCTCCATGGCGGCATATCAGGAGGTTCAGCAGAAGGCCACGGACGCTCGTGGCAATCTGGACGAAACCAAGCTGCAGACATATCTGGTGATCGCCGGCATCGTGGAGCCTGAGCTGGGAGATGACGGCTATGAGTGGGTGCGGAGTCAGTCCATGCGAGCGATCAACCGAGTTCTTGACCGGGTTATGGCTCTGAGCGGCATAGGTATCTCCGCTCTGGAGGACGCCGAGGCCACGTTTCTGGAAGAGGCCTGAGACAACCTGGCGGTTCCGTATAGCGCGTGATCTCGGAATGACAGTCTCTGAGCTTGATCAGAGAATGACGCGAGCCGAAATGACGCAATGGATCGCCTATTATCGTTACGAGATGAGAGAGCGCGAGAGGGCGGCTCGCGAAGCGGAGAAGCAGCGAAAGGGTTAGCGAGTGGCAACTGAGGTCGCATCGGCATACGTCGAACTCGGTGCCCGCATCGGCAACCTGGAGCGACAGCTCAAGAAGGCCAACTCTCAGATCACGACGTTCGCTGCTACGTCGGATAAGCAGGTAGGTAGGGCCTCCGCAGGATTCGGCAGGCTCGGTATCGCTATGAAGGCCGCAGCCGGTGCCTTCATCGTCACAAAGGCGATACAGGGCATCAAGACGGTCACTATGGCCGCGTCCGATCTCAACGAGTCTATGAGCAAGACTCGCGTGATCTTCGGTCGCAGCGCCGGGGCGATTGAGCAGTTCGCGAATCAGGCAGCCAAGAGCATGGGCCTGTCCAAGACTGCTGCTCTGGATGCCGCATCCACATTCGCGGTATTCGGCAAGAGCGCAGGACTCTCGGGCAAGAGCCTGACGGGATTCAGCACCAGGCTCGTCACTCTCTCTGCTGATCTCGCATCGTTCTACAACACCTCACCAGAAGAGGCGATCCTCGCTATCGGCGCTGCGCTCCGAGGAGAGAGCGAGCCGATCCGCAGGTACGGAGTGCTGCTGGACGATGCCACGCTGAAGCAGCAGGCGCTGGCGATGGGCATCATCAAGACCACGAAGGGCAGCCTGACTCCGCAGCAGCGCGTGCTGGCAGCTCAGGCGCAGATTCTGAAGCAGACGAGCGATGCTCAGGGTGACTTCGCCAGGACTTCTGGCGGCGCGGCCAACCAGCAGAGGATCTTCGCCGCTCAGGTCGCCAATGCGAAGGCGCAGATCGGCGTCGGACTGCTGCCGGCGATGACTTCCCTCATGCCTGTTCTGAATGATGTAGTGCAGGCAGCGGTTCCAGCGTTCACTCAGGCCGCATCAGCGTTCGGCAGCTTCGCAGCACAACTGCTTCGCAGCGAAGGCTTCAAGAATCTGCTCTCTGACATTGGCACGATTGCTCAGGCCGCATTCACCACGCTCGGGAATGTGGTCACGGCAACCATCGGTCCTCTCGGACTCTTCGCCGGGGCGCTCTCCACCGCAGCATCGGCTATCGCTGGATTCGGACCCCTGGCCGCAGTGGCGACCGGCGCTGTCGCCGCTCTGCTGACGGCTATGGCGGTGAATAAGGTCATCGCCTTCGTACAGAGCCTCAGACAGCTTGCGGTAGTGCAGGCGGCAGTAAGTGGTGTCACGGCCCTCGCAGGCGCTTCTAAGGCCCTCCAGAGCGGTTTCACGGGCATTACAGCGGCATCTGTGGGACTTGCCCCCGGTCTTACGGCTATGCAGGCGGGAATGAGTCGCGCTGGCCTGGCGATGACCGCTCTGAGGACTGCTCTTACCGGGGGCGGCAGCCCGTGGGCACTTGCTGCTGCCGGCGTCGGTCTTCTTGTAGGTGGAATCGCCGCTCTCTCGTCGGGACTCTTCGGAGGAACGCCCCCGGCGCAGATCTACGCGCAGGCGCTGCAGGGACTCGATACCGCTGCTCGCAATGCTGCCGGTGCAGTCGGAACGCTGCTCGGCGCAGTCGGCAACTACACACAGGCGCAGTTGGCGACCAAGCAGGCAGCAGACGAGGTCGCCGCTGCCGAGCGCCAGGTGCAGGATCTCCGCAGGCAGGGCATCACCAGCGGCCCGCAATACACCTCCGCAGTCCAGCGCCTCACCGCAGCTCAGGCGAACCTGGCGACTTCGATGGGCAATCAGTCGCAGGCGGCGGGTAGCGTCAAGCAGTCCCTCGGCACACTCAGGACCGAGTATCAGAACGTCACGACGAGGATGCGTGAGGCATCTGCTGCTGAAATGACGCGCATCAGCGGACTGAGGCTCGCAGCGCAGGCCGGGGGCAAGGGATCGAAGGCCGCGAAGGACTACGAGTCGGCCATTGACGCACTCAACAAGCGACTCTCGCAGGATCAGGGATTCAAGTCGCTGCAGCAGAACGCTCGCGCAGCTGCGGATCAGTTCGATGCGATGGGTAGAAGCGACCTAGCGAAGCCACTCCGCGAGATCGCGAATGCGAAACCCGGTGATCTTCTCAATGATGCGGCGGGCAAGGCGCGTGCTTTCTCGGATGTGAACCTGGGGAAGAACGTGCAGCCCGCGATCACGAAGCTCGACAACCTCATCCAGAAGGTTGAGAGCCTTGACGGCAAGGTGGCGAATGTCCGCATCAACGTCACAGAGTCGAAGGTGCAGGGCAAGTTCGCAGGCGGCTACGTCACCGGGTTCGCAGGCGGCGGACTTGTACGCGGCCCCGGTGGTCGTGATCGCGTGCCGGCGATGCTCACTGCTGGAGAAGTCGTCCTCAACAGGCGGCAGCAGGAGCTGGTCAATGGCGGCATGGGGATTGACGATGCGCTGAGGCGTACCGGCGCAGCCTTCGCGAAGGGCAAGGGCGCGAAGGGCGGCAGCAAGAAGCCGAGCGCCGAGAGCATCAAGGCGGCTCGCGAGAAGCGCACAGAGGGTATTCGCAGCGCAGCAGGATCACTTGGCCAGGCTATCTCTACCGTCGCGCTGAAGCGGTTTGACACAGACACTCAGAAGACTCTGCGCGGAATGGCAGACGGCAGCAGGGCGCGTATGGACGATATCGGGCGCGAGTTCCAAGGGGGATACGTTGAGATCAACGGAACATGGACGCGCATTACTGGGAGCGTAGAGACAGCGCAGCAGCGCCTGGCAACAGAACTTAAGAGCATCGAGCGCAACTTTAAGGGCACTCTGAAGGACACCGCTGGCAACGTGGTGGCTACCGAGGTTTCGTTCCGTCAGTTCGATCTCATGATGCGTGATTCGCAGAAGAGTCTGACGAAGTTCTACGACGAGCTGACTCCAGCAGAGGCGCAGATCCGCTCATTGCAGGATGCCGCTGCATCGCAGGATCTGGCAGGTGCTCTTGGTGACGCTCAGGCGAAGTTCGCCGAGGCGCAGAAGTGGGGAGATCCAAAGGCTATTGCTGCGGCTCAGAAGGAAATGGACGCTGCTGTAAGAGCGCAGACCATCGCGGATCTCCAGAAGACCGCAGAAGAAGAGCGAGCGCAGCGTGAAGCAGATCGTCAGGCCGCTCAGGATGCGTTTGACACTGAATGGGCTGGCCGTCGTCAGGGTCTGCAGGACGCACTTGACACTCAGCTGGAGCAGAAGCGTGTTGCCGGGGAGAACGAGATCATGCTGCTGCAGGCGCAGCAGGCGCAGCGCCAGGCTCAGGAAGAAGCAGCACTTGCTAATCAGCAGGCTCTCTACGACGCGCAGCGCGAGAACGAGCGAGCCAAGCTGGAGGGCGCTCTCGCTCGCATGACCGGATTCTTCAACGACGTTCGCAATATGTCGCTCGGCAAGACCAAGGGCACCATTGCCAGACTGAATAACCTGGCAGTCGCGTTCCTGTCCAGCGGAAAGAATCTCGGAGAGAACTTCGCTAACGGACTGACTCAGGTACTCCCGCGCATCGGAGCAGCAGGTAAGTCAATCGCGAAGATTCTGGAGGACTACCTAAAGACTGGCAGTCCTACCAAGAAGGGGCCAATGTCGGACCTGCATCATTGGTTCGACGGCCTGGCGTCAGGGCTTGCTCAGGGAGTAGACACAGGAGGACTAGAGGGCGCTATCGCGAGCGCCACAGTCTCACCCACAATCTCGGCGTCTGTCGGATCTGGCGGAATGACCATCAATCTCAATGTGAGTGATCAGACATTCGCTGGCATGAGCCGCGAGCAGGCCGACCGCGTAGCTCGTGACATCAAGGCAGCCCTTGACCGTCAGGTGACGTTCGCACTGTGAGCAGCGTCTTCTTCACACTGCGCTACAAGGGAGCCAGCGATCCCCTGCCGCTGGTTCCTCCCACCATTGACGAGGCACTCGGACCTGAGACAGTGGACAAGGCCACCACTGACCCGGTTGGGGCGCCCGTCGTCCAAGAGGAACCAGTCCGGTCTGTGTTCTTCGAGGAAGGCTCGTCAATCCCAGACGAGGAGTTGGATCAGCCATTTACCGTGCAGTACGTCGTGCGCGTCGGATGGGAAGCGACGCCCGCCAACGCATTCACGCTGGACGCCTCACAGTTGGACTCGTCAAAGGTTCTGACCTCACAGTTCACATCGTTTCTCAATCTGATCCAGTTCGGCATCTCTGAGTTCGGTGGGCTTGACGGGTTCGCTGATGACTTCTCCGCGCTGTACTCCGATGTGAGCGAGGACGTGAAGCAGATCAGCGTCAGACGAGGCCGCGACGGCAACCTCACCGACTTCCAAGCGGGCGAGGCGACGGTCACGCTCCACGATCCCAACTCCCGCTACAGCCCTCTGAATCCTGACAGCGACCTGCATCCATACGTCACCCCCGGTAGGCCGATCATCATCGAGGCGCTGCTGAACGGCGAGCGATACGGCATCTTCCGAGGATTCGTTCGCAGCATCGAACACAACCCAGAGAAGACAGCTCGGGAGACTCGCCTCAACTGCCAGGACTTGTTCCTGTATCTAGAGCGAGCAAAGCCCGAGATCGTGTACCAGGCTCCGCCGATCACGACAGGCGAGGCCATCGCCGTGGTGCTGGACGCGATTGGCTGGCAGGACGACCGCCTGCGCCAACTTGGGTTCGGTGACTTCCTCGGTGGAGGCTTTGGACCGTTCACTGGGAACACCTCCGCGCTGGCTATCATCCGCGACCTGATCCAGACAGAGCGCGGCGAGTTCTTTCACGGTCGTGATGGTGTGGTGCGGTACTTCTTTCGCCACGCTCGGTATCTCCGCAACGCAGACTTCCTGCTTGATGAGGCGGTGGCCGGTGCGCTGCCAGCCGCAGACCTCACCAACATCAAGAACCGAGCGACTGTCACCAAGACCGGCTCAGGCTCGCAGTCGTTCGAGGACGCTAACTCGGTCGCCAACTACGGGCCGTCCGACTTCACACCGATTGACAGCGCCTACATCAACACCCCCGCAGACGCCCTGGCGCTCGCGCAGTACATCGTGTCGCAGGCAAAGGACGCCTCACCACCCGTGCGTGCAGTGGACTTCGTTGCAAGTCAGTCCTACGGGTTCATGTTCATTGCATTCATGCGTGAACTTGGTGACAGGGTGTTTCTCAAGGACGCTGCTGTAGGACTTGCACAGCGTGAGTTCTTTATCGAGGGCATTGAGCATCAGATAACTAACGGCGGCAAACTCCATCGCACCGCATTCACGCTGTCAAAGGTTCCACCAGCGGCTCCGCTAATCTTTGACACCACGCGCTTGGTGGGAGTGGAGTTCTCGTCACCGACAGTTACCACCGCTCCGTACACAACTGCCGACACCGCCGCCGACATCTTTACCTACTAGGAGCAGCGCATGGCCAAGACTTACAACAGCATTCCAAGCGTTGCCACGGGTGACGTTTACACGGCGACCGCCCATAACAACATCGTCACCAACGTGAACAACTACCGCGTGCCGCCGATGTGCCGCGTTCGTCGTTCAGGTACCGCATCGTCAGCGATAACGCCGTCGGGAAGCACCACCGGGTTCCTAGAGTGGAACACGCAGGATGTTGATACCGAGGACGATGAAATGTGGACCTCTGGGTCGTCCACCCGTATCACCGTTCGCACGGCTGGCCTATATCTCGTAAACGTGAACTTTGTACTCGACTTCACGGGTACATGCTCTGTCCAACAGTCGGCGATGGTTCACACGACATCGGGCGGTAGTGAAACGCGATTCGCGGCTGTCTATTACGCCTACTCGCAGCCCGGCGTGCTTGTCCATACGATGACAAGCACGTTTTCGGCAGCCGTGGGCGATTACTTCCGCGTTCGTGTTGAGGCGATCACGGGTGGTTCCAGCATCACACTTCGCGCCGATCCGACGTGCGTTTTTTCGGCAACATGGCTCGGGCAGGTGTCCTAATGCCGTGGACGACCCCCGAGACCTTTACCGCAGGGCAGACGCTTACCGCTGCCAGCATGAACATCGTGAGCGGCAACCTCACCGAACTGGCAGGCATCGGCTCGGGCGCGTGGACGACGTACCCGCCGACCATTGCCAACCTGACACAGGGCAATGGCACGCTCGTTGCCAAGTACGCAAAGGCCGGGCGGTGGACGGCGTTTTATGTGTCGTTCACGCTTGGCTCAACGTCGTCCGTTGGTGCCGGTGCGATTACCGTGTCGCTGCCGGTGACTGCTGCCCTCGTTGGCGCGGGGGCGTTGTGGGGGCAGGTCGTAGATACCGGCACGCAGAACTATCCCCTGTTTCCCATTTGGGCCAGCACCACTAGCCTGACGCTAGCGGCTATCAACACCGCAGGTACATACGCGGTCGCCGCTGGATTGGCAACAACCGTGCCTTTCACATGGGGCAGCACTGACGTTTTCATCGTCGGCGGACTGTACGAGTCAGCAGCATGACCACCAGCGATGTGGATCGCCTGTATGCCGGGCTGACTGAGGTGGCATCTGAGGTGCGTACCTACCGCGCCGAACTGAACGGACGCCTTCGCAAGTTGGAGGAAGCGGAGGCGCACCGCAACGGGCGCGACCATGGCAAGGGCAGCATTGGCAAGATGATCATGGGCGTTGCAGCCGTTGCAGCAGCCGTGGGTAGCGTCTGTGGTGCTTTGGTGGCTATCCTGTAGCGCATGGCGAAACCACGCTACGGGGCAAGCACTCGCGCACCTGGCGGCAAGAAGACCGTCCTGAGCGCCGGCAGCGACCCTTCATCCACAGCATGGGCGCGTAAGGGCGCATTCCTCGTAAGGCACTACTCTCCGAATGCGCCCGGTGCGCTGCAGAAGAACGGTGAGCCGACTCCAAGAGCTGAGGCGGCGGCCAGGTGGGGTGAGCCGGTTCCGAAGAACGACAAGGACCGAGCCAAGCTCTACGAGAAGGGTCAGAGGATGCTGGAGCGGCACAAGAAAGCCAAGGAGTCCAAGTGACCAAGGGCGATGCTGTTGTCAAGGTGGCACTTGCCGAAGTCGGCGTTACTGAGGTGCCGATAGGGTCGAATACCGGCCCTCGCGTCAGGCAGTATCAGGCAGCGACCGATCTTGGTGGAACTGGATGGCCCTGGTGCTCGGCATTCGTCGAATGGTGCTGGAAGCGCGTAGGCGGGATTGATACCGCGATCTGCAGCCCATCTACTGCGGTGTTCGCGGCTCGGGCTATCAGCGAGCGCCTTACCGGGGCGTGCAGGCCGGGTGCGGCTGTCTGCTGGGCACCAAGACATGTTGAGATCGCTGTTGCTCCGACTTCTGATCCGAACGTATGGCATTGCGTGGGTGGGAATGTCAGCGACGGAGTAAGGCGGACGATCCGTGACATTCGCGGCGCTACCATCATCGTGCCGAAGGCTCTACGCGAGACTCAGCCGCGTCCGAAGCTCTACTGGTTCGAGGACCCAGGAGCGAAGAAGAACCAGCGCCTTCTTGGTCCGTGGCGAGGTAAGCGCGGACTGACAACCGCTCGCAGGGTGGCGAAGAAGCGGCCTGCATGGGAGCAGCCAAGGGTCAAGAGGGTCGGCAAGGACCG